TTGCTGAACCTCTGTTACCATATTGCCAGCAATGATTTTTGTTTGCTTTGACTTTGCAATAGTTTCAGTATAGGTACCGCCAACCTCAAGCGTATAGTCGCCTTTGACAAGTTGATTCATATTACCATCAACGGTAATATTAAGATTACCCTTGACATACATATTCTTATTGCCCATGATAAGTTCATAGCCATCACCGACAATTTTAATTGTACGAGTGCCATCAACAATGATCTCATCATAAGTACCAGATGGGTGCATACGCGTTACACGTTGTGCACCAGGCGAAGAATCAAATTCTTCTAGCATACCGCCTTCGTATTCATTGACCGAATTATATGGATACTTTGATACCTGACCACCACGAAGTGGTAACTCGGCCCAAGACTCTCTTTCATATTCAGAGTCGGCGCCATCAGGTGCCACGGTAGATGCCTTATATTTTTTACTAGATGGAATAGAAGGTACACGAGTACGTTCACGTTCTGTATATACTGGATGTTCTGTATACGTATCAGGCTTAGCTGCAAGTGATGTATTAGATGTCCCATCGCTCCACTTTGGGTTAACACCAAATGGATCTGTGAATCCTTTAGAATAATCTGGCGGAGAAGTACTTTGAGTTGAGGGTAATGCGCCGATCACAATAGGATCTTGAAGGTTAACATCATGGTACATTACCAGAACCCATGTTCCTTCGACAAGCTGTGATACTCCGCTAGCGGTTGTTGATACATTGGCCGGCATCATTACCATTGACCAAGGTAACGAATCAATTGGAACTTCATTGATACGATCATCTGAATGAAGACCAAATACACGAACACGAACACGACCCATAGTTAACGGATCATGACGATCTTCTACGACGCCAACATGAAAAGATGTAGCCATTAAAATATGTCTCCAATTATATCAATCAAATTTTTCTTCAAATCAGGTAGTAAAGATTTCTTTATACGAAGCGGAGCACCAAAGTTAGGTACTTGTCCATTTACATAAAAGCTTGCTTCTTTACCCATGCCGTCACGTATCAACTCAAGAGACATTGTATATTCACGGTTCTTTATATAATGTCTAATAGCAGATATTAAATACTTGCCAGAATTAACCTTATCGTTTATATCTTCGCTGACACCTAGGTTAGGCGAAAATCTAGGGAAAAAAACATCAACAGTTTTACCAGCCTCAAGTTCAGTAACAGAGTTCATATGAACATGTACTGATGTAGTATTTAACCGTTTCATATATGACTTCATTGATGCAAACACATTTGGGTCAACATCATTTAAGTTTGGAAAGTCATCATATGCCAGTGTGTTCTTATGTTGTACATGTAGTTTAGTTGACCTAATACCATTTACACGAACACCATTTGACCCTGAGATGTCTTCAGAGTTTGGCACATTCTCAAATGCAAAGAATGAAGTAACCCAGTCATTTGAAATTGGCGGAGCATGCTTTCTAAAATCAAAATCAGTAATGTTGGCCATCTGTTTACCAATATCAACTGATATAGTCTGTGCACCAAAAGAACCTTGGCCAATATGATCTAGTGTATCATACGCCTTTATGATAGCCATCTGAAATGCCTGATTACGATAGGCCTTCATATTTTCTACGCCAGATTTATCATTATCAGAATTGACTACATTCTTTGGTTCAATGATCATTATAGGTGTTTGGTCTAGCATTCCTTTCATCGAATTTAAATATGTCTTATTACCATATAGAGTTTCAAATACAAATATAGGAGTACCATCTTCTGCTGGTGTAGTACGCTGTATCATATTGATAGCAGCAATAGGTTTGATATATGGAAATACAATGTTATGTGAAAGCAGACCAGTCGTAGTCGTAGCAATGTCTTCTTGTAAGTATTCTTTATGAATACGTTTTATAATATCAACAGAATTGCCTTTATATGATTTAGAGAAAAGACAGAATGCATTACGCATTTGCTTTTCTGAAGTAAAATTTAATGTGTATGTACCAGTCGAATCATTAATCTGAGATGCATCGGCCACATCAGTAATGTAAAATTCTGTTTCGACTTTTGCGTCTTCACGTTCCCAAATAAGACGTAACTTTGACCTACAAATGGAAAAGTCGATAACATAGCAGATGTATCAATCAGTACTAAGTCGCCATACATAAATGGCGTATAGATTGATTCATAAATTGAAATTTCTGTAATTTCATTTGTGATCTCAATCGTGTTACCATTGTATTTAGTTATTATTGCGGTCAGTGATCTGAACTTACGCGGGGCAACTTTAGCTAAATTTGGATCTACCATTATCTTCTCATCTCACGTTCAAACCCATTTACGACTGCATATATACTTTCTGGTTTAATTATTTTGATCTGACTTCTTATATCATTTAGCAATGTTTCATGTTCAAGTATCGTAACTTGTGTAACCATGTCTTCTGCATTCCATCTTACCCATTCATCGGCCTCATTTAAATAATGATGTGGTGCCGCATAACCTTCTAGTACATTTGCAATTTGTATTGTATTGCCAGATGTGCTTCCGGTCAATGTGAATGTCTGATTAGTTGGAAAAGAATCTTCTGATGTGACCGTAACAGTTAAGTAACCTAATGTCGGAAACTTTTGTTCAATCACACCAGTATATAATCCAAAGGTAACAACTTCTCCAATATTAAACTTACCGGCTAATGATTGATTAGTTGCTAACTTTAGGGCCTTCCCAGGATATAGCCCACTCAAATAGTTTATTAGGTCTGCATTGTATTCTTTTGGAAGATCACGATATGTATTAATAATGTCAGGGTTTATTAGTAGTATAGTCCAATAGTAGTCTGGTGTGCCATATAGCTTTTGTGAAATAGTATCTAGCCTATCACCGTTAACAAATGTATAGTATGAATAAAGCGCAATGTCATCTGCTACTCGCGCAAATATTTTTGAATACAGCGCGATGTTTGTTACTTCTAGTGTACCTATGTCATTAAGCGTATAGGGATTTTTCTTAAAGTTCGAAAAGTAAGTCATTAGAATCCTTGCTCGACTAGGGCACGACTAATTGGTTGTAACTCTTGGAATGATATTTGAAAACTTATTTCTACTGGTAAGTTATCTATTGTATAGTATGATATCGAGTTTGGGTTATATGCAATGCTAGTGCCGATACAAACTACGCCTGGCATTTTAATTATTTGATCTGAATTTTTAAATTGAATAGTAAATGAATCTGGGAATTGATACTGAATGTCTGCTGCTCCGACACCTTGTGGGTATGCAGCTAATCGAAAGAACTTAATAATTTTTGGTATAGCTTTGACTTCTTCTGGATCAGATGGTATAAAGATAAAGTTAAATCCAAACTGTCGTATCACAGGAGCCTTAAATAACATAAACTCTCGTGGGTTCAATGTTTTCTGATAAGACTTAGATATTTCAGCTACAACATTACCTGCTGCGCTAGCAGTAACTAGTCCGCTAAGCACAGCACCGCCTGGGCCAAGACGAGATCCAACAGTAGCAGCACCTGCAGTAGCAATTCCTCCTGCATTATCATACGCAACAGATCCTAACACATCTTTAACATCTTCTCCAGTAACACTAGTACCCTTTTCAGTTGCTAGTTCAAAGACTGCACCAATTGCACCAGTAGCAGCAGTTTCATATCTAAAAATATCACTAACGTTATAATTAGTCGGAAGATAAAGAGCAACGCTGTCGCCAGTAGGCGGTGAAATCACGGCTGATGCATTCCTGTCATAGTTAGGTCGATTTGTAGTAAATAAGACATAAGGCCTAGTGTCTGAATCTACCTTTGATGGGAAGCGAAGAATCGCCATAAATACTCCATAACGTTTAAATATTATAGGATTATTTATATGGCCTACAAAGGTAAATTTACGCCAAAGAACCCTAAAAAGTATCGTGGTGATGCAACTAACATAGTATATCGCTCGATCTGGGAAAGAAATACATTCCGTTGGCTAGACGAAAACGATTCAGTAAAAGAATGGGCATCTGAAGAATTTTACATTCCATATAAATGTGCAACAGATAATAGAATGCATCGCTACTTTGTTGATGTCTGGTATCAAACCATTGAAGAAGATGAATACATTGTTGAAATTAAACCTAAGAAAGAAACTGCTCCACCAAAGAACCCCGGCCGCAGAACTAAAAAGTACATATCAGAATCACTGACATATATAAAGAATCAATCAAAGTGGCAAGCTGCAGAACAGTTTGCTGCTGCTCGCGGTTGGAAGTTTGTCATATGGACTGAAGATACTCTTAAAGCAATGGGTATTAAAATCTTAAAATAATTTATATAAATAACAATATGGAACCTTTACAAAAATCACTATTCAGGCAACTGCAAGACGAGGTAGCTCGTTCTGGTATAGGGGCACGCACAACAGAATCACGTCAGTGGTTCATGGAAAAGGCGCGTGATCTTCGTAACATCAACAGACGAAATTTGCTGACTGACTTAGCACTAGAAGAAAAAGCTCGTCCTCTCCCAGGAAGACTATACCATTACTTCTATGACCCTAAGCATAAAGACACATTGCCATACTATGACCGTTTCCCATTGACACTAATGGTAAGTCCAGCAGAAAACGGTTTCTATGGATTGAACCTTCATTACCTTCATCCTATGACTCGTGCAAAGTTAATGGATAGTCTAATGGCTGTAGCAACAAATCGTAGATACAATTATAATACAAAAGTTAAAATCAATTATGAAATATTGTCTAAAGCAAAAGAATACAAAGAATTTAAACCATGCTTTAAACATTACTTGACAAAGCATCTTCGTTCACGCGTAGTACTAATACCTGCATCAGAATGGGACATTGCTCTATTCTTACCAACAGAACAGTTCAAAGGTTCAACAAAGACTAAAGTCTGGAACGAATCAAAAAGGATATACCGATCATGAGTCTGCCATATATATCAAAGCTATTGTCGCAAATAAGTGGTAGTAAAGGCGTGGCCAGAGCTAATCGATATAAAGTATTATTTAGAAGTGGCGATGCCGAAAAATTAAATATCCTTTGTGACTCAGTTATATTACCTGGCCGACAAATATTAACGGCCGATGTTATGACTGATATGAAGGCAGTCAAACGTCCCTATGCATTTGCAAATGAAGATGTAGTTATATCATTTACATTGACTAATGACTGGTATACATGGAATCATTTAAAGACATGGCAAAACTCTACAATCAGTTTTATTGATTCTGTCCAAGGCAATTATACGGTTAACCTAAAGAACGTATATGCTCGTGATATTGAAATACAACATCTAGATACTAATGATGTTATTATGAAAAGAATTACTTTATATAATGCATATCCAGCCACGCTTAATTCAATAGAACTAGGCGATGCAAATGAAAACGCTATACTAAAATGCAACGCAACATTTGTATATGATAACTGGGCAGTAACAGAAAGTGTAAACAGCTCGTTTTAAACAAAGCACTATAAATATAATTTTATTATTATTGGAGAATTAAACAATGGCATTACCCAAACTTGACATACCGCGATATGAAACTAAGTTACCATCAACAAATAAGAAAGTAATTTACCGTCCTTACCTTGTTAAAGAAGAACGTATTTTAATGTTAGCTCTTGAATCAAATGAGCAGACACAAATGGTTCGAGCTCTTAAAGATGTTATAACAGCATGTACAGAAGGTAGTGTAGATGTAAATTTAATTACAATGTTCGATCTTGAATTCTTATTTATGAAATTGCGTGCAAAGTCCGTAGGTGAAACCACAGAGATCAGTGTTCCTTGTACGAATTGTGAGACACACAATGTAATTAATGTTAACATCGAAAAATTGACAATTGATGTGCCTAAAGAAGTTGCATCACGCCGAATTAAATTAACAAATACCGTAGGCATCAATATGAAGTATCCTACGGTCAATGAACTAATTGATATTGAAGCAGAAGGCGATAACAGCATTAATACAATGTTTAAGTTAATAACTGTTTGTATTGAATCAATATATTCCAATGATGAAGTATTTGATGCTAAAGAACAAAGTAGTAAAGAACTACAAGAGTTTATTGAATCATTAAATTCAGATCAGTTCAATGAAGTAAAGACGTTTGTAGAAAACATGCCTGCTGCTAAAATCAATGTAGTCTTTGATTGTACAAACTGTAAGACACATAACGATATAGAAATAAAAGGTCTTGGCAATTTTTTCGGATAGCCCTTTCCCATGATACGCTAGTGAATCATTACAAAATAAATTTTGCTTTCATACAACATCATAAGTATAGTCTAGCAGAATTAAATGAAATGATTCCTTGGGAAAGGGAGGTATATGTAACTATGTTAGTGGAACATATCAAAGAAGAAAACGAAAAGATAAAAAATCTTTTGAAAAGATAAAATCCAAACATTAACACAGGAACAGCAATGGCAACAGCGGTCACATTAGATAGCGTTAATAGCGAACTTAAAGAATCGAATAAAAAACTTAAGACAATTAAAGATCTTACGGTTGATAACCTTGACTATCAACTATTGTCTATTGAAACCTTTGAAAAAGGATTCTTTGAGCTAACGGAATTCTTAAAAGGAAATTCATTACTTCAGATCGAAAAGGATCGTGAACTAGCAGAGTATAATAAAGATTTGATTGAAGCAATTCAAGATATTCAAGTGTCGCCTACTCAAGCTCAACAAGATTCTAGCAATATGTTATTGTTTCTTGGAAACTTAAAGTCTTTAGGAATCTTTGCTGGCATAGCTTCAGTTGCTTTAGGATCTGCCGCTGGTATTATTAGTGGTTACATTAATAACTTAAAACTAATAGGTAAAGCAATTGTAGGTATCGTGAAGATGCTAACTCCAACAAGCCTATTGACTAGTATCGGAAATAGCATTAAATCAATTAGCACAATGTTTATGTCTGGCATTAAATTAATGTCTACTACATTTATGTCTGGTGCATCTTCTGTATCAAAATTCTTTACATCTGTTGGAACATTCTTTAGTAAAGCATTAGACTTTAAACCAATTAAAGATGCATTTATATTTATCACTAGAGTCTTTAATAGTATTTCTGAACTTGTAAAGACTGCAATGGGTATGGGAGAAAAAGTTGCTAAGGTTAATGAAAGCGTAAGTAAATTTTCTTCTGCATTTGGTAAAGTATTTAGTGGAGTTTTAAAAGTAGTATCAAAAATATTTACTCCTATCATTACAATATTTACTACAATTATGGGAGCAATTGAAGGATTTAAAGCAGAAGGAATAATTGGTCTAATCAAAGGAGCTATCACTGGATTCTTTGAAGGATTTATTGGTGGGTTCCTTGATATTGTTAAAGATCTTACATCATGGGTACTAGGAGCACTTGGTTTTAATAAAGCAGAAAAGTTATTAGACTCGTTTAGCTTTAATGATTTATTTAAAGAATTTGTTAATAGTATATTTGGAACTGTTAGTGACATATTTACTGGAATTATTGAATCATTTAAAGCTGTAGGTAATTCAATAACAACAGTGGTTTCTGACGTTGACTCATTTATAAAATCGATTCTTAAGAATTCACTTCCTATAGCAGACAAAAATAAACCTTGGTATTCTGTAAATAACTTAGCGGCTAAAGCAATACCAGATGCAGTATATAAATTTGTAGGTATCAATTCTGATAGTACAAATATTCCAGCGCCACCTGTTCAAGAACTTAGCAAAAAGCAAATGACATCAATAGCATCAAATAAGTCTATGGGATACACTGGTTACACACCAGAAGTAGAAGCTCAATATAAGAAGCAAGCAGATAGTTCTAAATTAGTTGTTCAACAACAAGAGTTTAAACGCGCAGAGCAATTAGGATCACAAATGAATCTTGCTAAACAAGAAGGAGATCAGTTAAAGGCTCAGGCTACATCTAGATCTGGTAACAGCACAAATAATGTAAGTTCGAATACTGTCAATAATGTTAACAATTCAAATACGACTGTGGTTAAACCTGCACCGTCACCAGGGAAACGACCAAGTAATGTATCAGATTTAATCTGGTCTTACTAATAACAAAGGGAGAACGCAATGTTCTCCCCTTTCTGCTTTACACTACAAGATGTTTATCCTTGTGCAGCAAGTTTAGCAAAGTATGACATGGTATCGTCATCATCAGAACTGCTATCTTCTGCAACAACAGCTGCGGCGGCCGCTTTAACTGGTGCACGTGATTCAAAAGTACTAGCAGCAGACTGACGTTGTGGCGCCGGAGCATTTTCAGTCTCATCAAGTGAGATAGCTTCTGCAGTAGTCATTGCCATACCTTCAGAACCAATTACCTGAGCCAACTTAGCCTTTAGTTCGCCATACGATTTGTATGAAGAAACGTCAGTAAACTCTTTAAGCGAATGAAGTTTGTTGTATACGGTTTCGAGTTCTGACTCATCTGCAGACAATGGTTTAGCAGAATCAAATTCAGACTTATCATAGTTACGATAGCCTTCTACCTGACGAATCTTTAACTTGAAGTTTGCGCCTTCCCAAAAATCAAATGGATTAACTGGTGCCTCATCTTGAAACTGTGGTGTCATAAGGTCAGTGATTTTATCAAAGATCTTTTTACCGTACTGGTACAAGAATACTTTACCTTCGTTTTCTGGATTGCTAGGATCAGCAATAACCAAAATATTTGATACATAATGTAAGCGGCGTTTACGATCACGAGCAAGCTGCTTATCTTCTTCACGACCGCTATTCCATAATACAGAATTAATTTCTGATACAGGATCTGATTGACCAATCGATGTCAATGACTTTTCGATATACCAACGACCGGTAGAACCTTTGAAGCCATGATCCCAATAGCGAACCCAGGGAAGATCTTCGCCTTCTGGCGCTGGTAAGAAACGAATAACGGCATAACCATTACCTGCTTTGTCTACCGTAGCTTTCCATTGATTGGCAGTGTCTGCACGTTCTCCACCACCACCTACTTTATCTGCGGCTGATTTTAATTTATCGATAGCGATTGAACGATTCTTTTTTAAATTTGCGAATGACATTGTATTTTCCTTTTGTTGTTGTAAAACTCTGAAGTGTCCACATATTTCATAATGTAATTATTATTATAACACAGTTTGTTCATGATGTAAATACCCTAAGCACGATTTTTTTCATTTTCTCTAAATCAGTGTTGATGAAAACAGAATACTTATTAATTCTCTGAGATATCTCTGGCCACACAATGACATCTTTCACCCGTGCACGTTGCATAAAGTTTGTTAATTTATTTAATATCACAACGGTTTCAATACACACCTCTTCCTGAAGATAGTAATATACTATATTAGGATATGGCGAGTGTGCCGCAGTAAAGAGATCATCAAAGTTCGTTTCTTTATCTGCGATTTTATTTATATCTTCTTCAAACGTATATGTCAATGATTGATTACGCCGTTGCCATTTAGTCCATATCTCTTCATTAGTAATCATATCGCCGACCCATTTTGCATCAGTAATAAAGTAAGAGATAAAGAAGTCAATCAGTTCACGAGGTTCATTGAACTTGTTTGCTATTTTATTAAAGTGATACTTGTCCTTACGTTTCCAAAAAGACTTTTGGTTTACAGATGTCTTATAGTTATATCGAATACAGTCATACTTTTCAGATTCAAAATGCATCTTGATTGCCATATAGTATCTGAATGCATCGTATGCTTCTAGTCTCATAATGGTAACGTATTGCCTCCTTTAATTTTGTTTAAAGATATTGCTTCGGCCTCAATCTTTTTCTTGATGATATTACTTATCAGACCAGACACATCTTGTGGATCAAGATCTCGTTCTTCACAAATTGCTAAAACTGTATCAATATAGTTAAGCTTTAGTTTTACTGTCTTTTCTTCTATCAACGCAGAAAATGATTTCTTTGTCAATATTTCGTGTTTAAAATCTGTTTCAATATTCATTAATTATTTGTCCATTATTCTGAGTAAGATTGTATCGACATTGATACGACCATTAGGATTTTCGGTAGTCTTTGTAGTAAGATTTGACCATTCATTATCAATCTGCTTTGGTGTTTTAGTCAGAGCAATTTTAATAAAGTCTTCTGGTTTACGAAGGCGAACAGACCTAGACTGTGTAGAATCAATATTACTAATCGTAGTGCCTTTGACTTCGAAGCCAGATGTAGATGATGAAACATATTCGGTCAGTGCACGAGTCTTTGTATTGAACGTGATTAATCGATATGCTCCTGGAAGTTGAACAGGATTGACTGACATCAATTTATATTCAGGCGATTCCTTTGCATACTGTAGTTTCTGAATTTGTTTATCTGCTGCACGAGCCTTAGGTACTCTAACTTGACGTACAGCTTTTGTCGCTGCCTTAATTTTGTCAAGGTCAGAAATCATTGCATTGACTACATTAAGTCTACGCTTTAGTTCAAGCTTAGGTATGTGTGAATAGCCTTCGACCATCTGGCAACATGTCTTATTGACTGCACCGTCATAGTCAGTAAACCAACTTTCAAGACGTTTACGAACTAATGGAACCGCCATACCTTTAAGCTCGTATGACTTAAACAGTTCATATAACTTCAGAGCATCAGTCTTTTCGCCAGCTATCCAACTATCTTCTAGCGTGTCAATGTCAATCATAACTGTCGACTGAACCTTACGTGCCAGCAGTTCCTGTGGATTGATTGTTGCCTTGACAGGTTTAGGAATGCCATCGGACGATGTTGTTTCATCGGTAGTGGCTCTACCAATAAGGTTTCGGTAATATGCCTTTGCACCTTTAAAGTATGGAGCGCTTTCTACATCAAATTCTTGGCCAATCAAATTCCAATAGATAGCTGCAATAAGGTGTGTGTAAATACTGAAGTGATATTCAGGATTAGACAATATAAGACGAGCTTCGTCACGAGTAAACTCTGTCTTAATGAAGCTCTTAGAAATTTCAGATAGAATTTTCCTATCAACATCAAAGTGAAAGTAATACTTACAGGCCTTAAACCCTTTGTCAGTAGGACAACCTGGGAGTCCAAACTTTGTACGTTTAGGTAATGCTTTCTTTTTGCGTGGTACTTTAACAGATAATGCCATAGCCTATTCTACCGAAAACGATGTCACAGAATCCACTCTAAAAGAGCGCCAACCTACAACCGTTAAATCGAATACACGGATTGTTTCTGTTGATTGTACGCGCTCTGTTGTGCCTTCTTCAGGCGGTTTAGGCTGATGATCTAATTGGATAAGATCACGTACTTGAGTACATCTCATATTACGTGTAGTACCATCTACTTTAGTAAAGACTACATTGCAGACACTTGATTGTAGTGTAGCTATCATTTCTTCGCGGGTCATAATTAACTTCTCCTCATGGTTGAATATTCTTTCGGATCACCGTCACGTGTAACTGGTACAAGATTAGATTTATGCATGGTTGCAATACCAATCATATAGTTACCAGAATAGTGTTGTGCGTCAGTCTTTGTTGTACTGTCAGAACTATTATAATTCATTTTGTTTGAATTGTAAACAATTATTTTATCTAACTTATTATTACTTAGCGTCTTTGCGCTAATATGCACAAATGGTTTATCCTTTGACTTTTTGCCAGTACCAGATCTATATGCAACATAATCTTCAAGGGTTTTAAACTGCATCTGTGGGACGTTGTTCCTACGAGCTTCCTTATTGTACTCACGAAACTCGGCCTCGAACTCAGATGCATTGATAGGCTTTTGCTTAGTACGGCCGTGCACTTGTACGCCTTTGATTAAATGCATGCTCATTGATTAGTTCCAGACATTGTCAAGTTTAGTTGTGTAATTGAATGTGTCAACTACTCCAGAATCTTCAAAGATTTTACGAACTGCTTTGTCATCATCATACATATAAGATTCGTCAAAGGAATCGGTATTGTCAACAGATTTTTTAGCGGCACGACGGTTACGCACTAGCTTTTTGCTTTTGGTTTGTAACTTGCGCTTGAATGTAGTCTTTTCGGCAGCTGCACGAATGAGGGCTAAACGGTCTTCCATAATGGCTCCAATAGTTATGTACTAATCAATTATAACTTATATTTTGACTAATGTCAAGGTCTTTTTTGCATTTGTTGTAAAAATGCAACAATTTTAGATGCCTGTAGAGGGCTTTTCCTAGCTGAACCATATATTGACAAAGGTTCTGATTCAAAAGCTCATCTACGGGCATAAATTTTACCAGTTATTGATAGAGTTTTTCTTAACATCATTTAGTTTCCATCATAATATAATGATCAAGACAGTCACGAACACGTTCATGCTCTGCAGAATAAAATGTAAATTCTCCAATGACCGTCACAAAGTCTTTATCGATATATTCAAAGCCGCCATAATAGTTCAATGAACCCTTACCTACATTTGTAACTGCAATATAGTCATCTTCAATAAAAAGACTATATGCTGCACGTACATCAAGACCTAAGTCAGCTGAACTAACACGTTTCATTTTACCGCTAAGAAGGACATAATCATGCATATCATTACGTACGCTATCTATCATTTCGTTAATGCTATCAAAGTTATTCATATACTACTCCATTGTATTGTAGTGAATTTCATCTCGTTCAGCTTTAAGCTCTTCTGCGGTTATCATAAAATTTTCACAAGCATCAAACAGTTCTTGAAAAGAACGACGTTCAGTTCTGCTTAGTTCTGCTAAAAACCTAGGGCCTTCTTCATTCATGGCATTTATAAGCTGGTTCATTGCGCCCAGAGTATTTTCACACATACAGTATGACATATTAGGATAAGACATATTCTGATTCCTTAAGAGAAGCAATTGTAATTTTATTAGAGAACATAGATGATCGATTATATTGGTTTATGTAATCAATTGCATCAGACATGGTTTCCCATGTATTCTCTAGGATAAGTTGTCCGTTGTGAACAAAGCTAACTTCTGTTACATACATAATATATTTCCTTATTCAATATAGTAATTATAACGGGTATTTAAAGATCTGTCAACAACTTTTTTCATATTGTTGCATAAATACAACACATGTTTAAGGCCCATAGAGGCTTTTTATCAGTTTACTAGTACAATTTGCTGCAAAAAACAAAAAAGACCCATAAAGAGCCTTTGATGTGTTGCTGTTCTGATATGTTGTCAATCAATTATCAGAGGTAATGCCCATATGTCGAAATGATGTATTTTGGTCCTGAAACTGGCATGGTACCTTTATGAGGAAACATAAAGTTTGGAGGGAAGCAAACTACACGACCAGCTTTAGGACTTACTCTGTATTCCTCTTCTCCTAATGCAAAAAGTGTTTCACCACCTTTGTCGACATTGTTCAAGTAATAAAACATGACTATGTAACGTTTAGCCGATGCATAGTCCCCGACATCAGTATGCCAATCAAAATGGTCTGAACCGTTAGCCTCATACTTTTTCATACGGAACTGTTCATAGCCGTGTTCTGTTGGTAAAAAGTTTGCTTTAGTTTCAGTTGCATATGCATCATGCACTCGTTGAGTAATTGATTGTAACTGAAACACAGGATCATAAAATTCTGCATTTTCAGCTAAATTGACTTCGCTGAACTTATATGTCGAACTATCACGAGCAATTTTGTTTTTACAGTTATCATATAGTTCAATAAGGCTTTCACATAAATGATCTGGTATTGCGCTATCAATAACCAGAATGTAGTCACCTAGTGTTTTCATGGTACTGTACTCCAAAGTTGTTCATATGAATCATCGTGAAATTTATCTCTACATCAACTGGTGCATGAACTATAAACGATATGTTGCTATGTTTTGCAAATATTTGTTCCCAATACAGTTTCCAGCATTTAGCAACCTTAGGGCGTGTTCGTGGTTCAGTCGACCGTTCGACAAATGCATCTGTCCTTGATGAAAGGCTACTAGACCAAAAAGAATCAAGACCCCATAAATGAACTACTGTTGTTGTTGCACGTTGTGCAATACCGTATAATGTTGCATGTTGACCAGAATTCATAGGGTATGGTTTATCAGAGTCATGAGTCATTTCTATGACATCTGCTAACAAGAATACATCTGGAGTTAGTTTATCCCAGCCTTTCTTTTCATTGACAACAAAGCTTTCACAACGTTTTGATATAACTAATGGTATCTTTGTAGTATAACCCTGATAAAACTTCATGAACGGTTTAATGTCCATCATTACAGTAAAGTTAGGGTTATATTTTATATCAGAAAAATTACAACCGATCACTAAGTCGTCAGAGGGCCAATCGATTCTATTGAAGTAATCAACAGATGGTCCATTACCTACTATGTGAAGAGTTGTATTTGCTGTCATAATAAACTATAATGAATTAAAAAAATAGCAGGTTATTCTGTTACGAGGAAACCTGCCGAAACCCTAGGATACCTCTTTTATTTTATGGCGGATTAAAGTAATCAGCTTCTTGTGTGTTCCTGTTAAGATACGATCACGCTCCAACCTACTAAGAACTGTTTCTGTTTCATGTTTGTATTTACGACGCCATTCAGGTGTTTTTGCAGTAGCGATGTCTTGTACGTTATCAAGCCTGTCTGCCAATTTGATTACTAGAGCCCACGAACTCATTCTAGCCATCTTACGTGAAAGGTATTCTCCTTTCCCTACCTTTGAAATTTCTTTCGTATCACTCGTCAACTCTTTCACCAAGGATGCTACTAGTCCACCAAACATCTTTTTTAGATCTTCGTGTGTGGTATCGGTGTCTTCAATCGTGTCATGCAAATAAGCTGCACTAATCAAAGCATCAAGCTGATGCGATTGTTTATATTGCTTGATGTATTGTGCAACACGAGCCGGATGCGTTATATAGGGGTCTCCTCCCGATCTAGTTTGATCTTTATGCTTCATAGCAGCATAGGCAAGGGCATCCTTAGCATCTTCATCTAACTTCTGATACACCGTATATTCTAACAGAGAGAGCACAATAATTCCTCGTGGTCAGTAATTCTTGGGATATTTATCTTGATATTGAAAATTGTAAAACTCCAAAGGGCCTGTACTTTCAACACCGCGTGAAGTCATTACACGCTGCCCCTTCTTTATACTTTTCAGTGCCTCTTGAACTTTGGCGGCCATATTATCTGTATAAGGTACACCATACAATCTTGGCTCTACACTCCCTTCCTTTATGACTAGCACGAAGATCGTTGGTTTACTGATTGTGGCAAACAATAACTGTTGATCCTTACCTGGGGTGCTATAGAGTGGCCACCCCTTGAGTTCTTCTGTAAGAATGTACCAGCTTAATCCCAAATTAAAACTTAAGAAAGGAACAATGATCCAGTAGGTCCAATGCTTGACGCCAACTCTCCATAAGAAGGTTAATGTCATGAGAAACAATAAGACCATACTAACAGACAGCATGTATATCATCTGACAGCACTCTCAGTTGAAGCAGATATGTTTGTAACTGATCCACTATGTGATAATGAAAATTGGTAAAAGTTCTTTACTTGGCCCACATCTTGTAGTATAAGATCTTGCCTATACACAATCTTGTATGGATTTAACTTGATAACTTCTACAGTAACAGGTATGGGACCTATAGCAGCAACACCCCTATCACCATAGTAGAGAGCAGACACTAGATATCTACCTGAGATAATCCCTCTTATGGCCACAACTTCTCTGTTGATCCCCACTCGTACCTCTTTGCCATCGACTGTAACAGTATCAGTGGTACTACCTAGATCATCCCTATCAAGATTTAAAAGTCCACTCTCTCTCCTAGCAAAGTATACGTAGTTACCTAGAGGGTCAGCAACCCAAAGGTCTATATCATTATGATCGTCATCGGGCCATGTCATCACAATCATGAACTCTGCAGGCACTTTTACATCTGCCTGTTTGGCTATCGGGTTAATCAAAATGAAAGCAACAATAAACAAGAACACAAAGCCCAGCAAAATGTTGAAAAGTAAATCAACAAAGGCTATCGTGCTTTTGTATCGCTCAGGACTTTCCATGTGTAACTTTTGAATTTTCTAAGTTGACAAGTTGAAATTTAATAAACAGGCTTGAAACCAATCCAACAAGAGTTGTGTAAAGAGCTGTCCCCATTCCGCTGGCCATTTGAGCTAGTGAGTTTTGAACGGTGGATATATTAGACACATCTATTCCTTCAAACGCAGAGACTAACATAATTAAGAACCCTGTGACTGTTCCGATCATTCCCAGAGCCAGACACACCTCAGCTAAGAACCAGCCGATAGGTAAGAATTTATCAAGGTTGCCTCGGAAGTGGTAATAACCACAACTAACAGTTCCTGATACCCAGACGACCATAATAATAAAACTGATCTTCGTAATGTCTACTATCCAAATATGCTCCCATATTCCAAAGGGAAATCCCAATAGAAAAATTAGCATCTGCATACAGACGATTACCCACCATCTAAGTTGTGAACTAGTAGTTTTCATATCATATCCAGTTAATATGATAGTTTAATTCTGTTACGAGGATAAACTATCGAAAAACCCTAAGCAGTGTTTAGGCTGCTAATGCGAACTGTTCGTCGTTTGCGTTTACGTTTTTTGCTTCTACGGCCAGGAATCTCCCAGTCCTACGGTTTTCGCATTACCGGATTGTCCATTCAGTTACTTACTTAGCAATCGATCCTATTCATCCCCATTAGAAAGTATACTGTGTGCCTAGTGCCCTTACTTCCGGTTCCCAAAGTTGAGTTCCTTCGTCACAATATACTTACTGGTGGAAATGGTGGGATTTGCACCCACGTCTTGCCTTGCTTTTACATTACTTCATACAATCATATTACTATTTATACTGCATACTCGCGTTGAATATCTTTCTTAATTTCACCGGCATATCGATATGAACGGCCATTCAAATATACTTTACGGCCATTGATGATCTCTACCTTAATGTGTGGTACTTCTAAAATTGTCGAATGAGCCGAACGAGTTTTCTGTGGTACAGTGCCAGATACAAAGAACATAGTATCATAAAGGTCATCTGCAATTAACTTACGAATGAATGCAATATTTGCTGCCATGATATAGTCTCTTCCTGTTAGTTGTCAATATGAGTATTTTTAATTTCGTCTAAACATTCTTTCAATAATACAGCAATAGCTAATGCACGTAGGGCCGCAGTATCTTCTTCTGATAAG